GTTAGGGACATGACTGCGCGGGATTACAGATGAATTGCGATAGTTGGGTAAGCGTAGGCGAAGCGGCAGCCAACATATTGAAGCGGGGCAATATGAAGATCCAAAGTTTACCGACGGAGTACGAAGGCATCACCTATCGGTCAAGGACAGAGGCAAAGTGGGCGCTGTTCTTCAAGGAGAACAGCATACCGTTCGCTTATGAAGCCGAAGGTTTCGACCTCGGTGGCGTGAAGTATCTGCCGGATTTCTTTCTGACCGTAGGAAATTGCTGGTTCGAGGTTAAGCCATTTGATCCAACTGGCAGGGAAATCGACAAGGCTAAGCGCTTGGCTGTCGCCACGCGGCGGTTGGTTTTTATCGCACCTGGCGCACCCCGCGCCAAGATCGGACTGCATGCGGTGTCGCCTTCTGGGCGAGTGCTCAAGGACTGGCAGTTCGCCTACGCCCACGATCAGGGCGTTGGTTATATCTGCGAAAACCTATGGAACGCCAAACTTGAAGTGAAGATTGGCAAGGTGAGTAATCCTTCGGGGATGTATGGCGGCATCGGTCCAGATGATGAATTGGAAGAGGCGGGAAGGCACCACTTTCCCTGGAGCAGCACCCCAGCAGAAGAAAGGGTAACTAGCCGTCGCGGCGGCAGGACGATTATCGTTCCGCGGCGGCGGACAATCGGTGATCTGCGCAGGGGAGGATAGCATCCGTGGGCGAAGACCGCATCCTTGAGCCGCTCTTGAGCGTCAGCGTCGCCTCCCTTCTCTGCATGTGCGCCATGTGTGGTCACAGCTTCCTTATTGAAGATGAGGCTTTTGACCAAGAGAGGGGCGCTATCGACCCCGCTCACGCTTATGGCGACTGCCCGGAATGCGGGGAGGCGTTCAACGCTGAATCTGTGCGGTTCGGCGCGTCTCTGGAGGGAGGTTCGTGACCGTCCAACCCACGTCCACCCGCCGTCCCCGCCGCTCCTTCCGCCTGTCCGAACTCCGCATCGCCCAGCAGCTCTATGCTGACAACCTCCCCATAGAGGCAATCGCACGCAGGTTGGACAGGGACAGGGCCACGCTTTACCAGATGATGCGACATCACCTGGACATTCCCCGGAAGCGTCCTGGACAATGCGGGACACGACAGGACTGCAAGAGGCGGAACGCGAAGATCATCGACGCCATTCTGGCGCGGGATGGGTACGACACCATCTTGCGGCGGTGGGAGATCACCCCTCGGGCGCTGTACGGGATCATGATGGAATACAAGATCCTGACCGGAATGACGAATAAAGCGTGGCGAAAAAATTTTGGGCACATCGTTTCGAAAATCTTTACGCCACGACCGTAAAACGGTACAACAGTAAAATCTGATTTGACGACGAGGCCAGACACGCCATGCAATGCCCAATGACAGGTTTCGACTGCATCACATGCGAAGGCGCCTGCCTCTTGCAGATTCGCCGAGAGCAGAACGATCCTTTCCGCCGCGGCAACGAGATGCGCACCTGCGATGCAGAGATTGAGCGCCTTGGTCTGGAGAAGGCTCCAGGCAATGAGGTCGTCTCGGCAGTTGCCGAAGCGCTGTCCAATGCTCGGGAGAACGGTTTCGACTTCAAAGGGAATACTGCGGAGGAGATCGCAGACGACATGATGATGTGCGACGCGGACATTGAGGCCATGCCGCGCGATCATGTCGTCGCTGCCATTAAGTCAATTCGCGGCAAGATGGAAGCATGAAACTCACCGGCACCAGGGCAGGCAAGGATTTCAAAGCCGTCACCGACAAGGACGGGAAAACCCGCATCATCCTCGACACCAAAGCCAGGGAAGCCCGCCTCGATGTGTCTACCCGTTTACAGCGGCGGAAGAGCAAGAAGCAAAAATGGAAGCCAGCAGGTAAGGGCAAATGAGAGTGAAGGGCAAAAAGCACGGATGCGCCACGCAGGAACATCTCGACAAGACGGCGCACGTTTTCAAGAAGATGCTCCGCGCCGATGCGGTCATTGAGCAGAAGGGGCATTGTGTCTTCTGCCGCTCGCCCATGACCTTCGTCACCGCGACCGCTGAGCATATGACGCCAAAATCCAAGGGCGGTGCCACCGACCGGAAGAACATCAAGGCATCCTGCGACGACTGCAACAAAGCCAAGGGCAACGGCTCCGATGCATGGATGCGGCGCGTCCTCCACTGCGGGGAAATACCCCTGGACGATCCAGCGATGACAGCCGCCTATATCCGCCGCCGTTTGAACATGCGTGTGGAGAAGGCGGAAAAGCGCATCCGTCAGGCCATTGGTTTCGTCGCATGATCCCCAACATCAGAAAATTCCCCCAGCAGACCGAGGACACCACCATCGACGCGGTGTGCAAAATCCCCGAAGAGACCATCCTCGCGCAATGGGCTGAGTCCATCCCGTCTGAATTCCGCGCTGGCAGGAGGGCGTATTTTTACGTCCCCTCTCCAAAGAACGCCAGGAAGTCAGAGGCTGAGGCGGCATATGCAAGGCGTTCGGCGAAGCAGGCTGTCTATGCTGGGGAATGCACCCCCAAGGAAGATGGAGACGACACCATCATCCGGCTATTCGGGGAGGGGATGAGGCTTGGACATATCTCCGAGGTGACGGGGAGGCTGTACGAGGAGGTGAGGCGGCGGCTTTTGGCGTGTCATCCCTTGGGGAAACCGTTGCGGTAACCTATTGCTGCAATTTTTTGTTGAGATAGAGTTGCAATTCTAGCAAACAGGGACAGGGATATGGCGCAGCTTGATTTCAGCAAAGACCGGCGTGACAACATCATCCGGGAGATCACCCGTGGGTTTGAGGAGATATCTTCCCTGGACCTCGACGATCAGGTGGAGGTGATCAACGCGATCCGCCTCAAGCTTCATGAGGTCAGCCCGTTCTCTGGCGAACCCGTCGATCTGGTGACATGGGTCAAGGCCGACACGGTTTCGGCCAATGACTACAACCCGAACTCTGTGGCGCCGCCCGAGATGGAACTGCTGAGGATCTCCATCATGGCAGATGGATATACTCAGCCGATCGTCTCGAACGTCGAGGACGGCCAGAGGATCGTCGTGGACGGCTTCCACCGCAACCGGGTGGGCAAGGAGTGCAAGGACGTCCGAAAGCGTGTCCACGGCTATCTCCCGGTTGTCCAGATCAAGTCCAGCCAGACCGACCGATCCGACAGGATGGCGGCGACCATCAGACACAATCGTGCCAGGGGCAAACACCGCGTGGACGCGATGTCCGAGATCGTCCTGGAGCTAAAACGCCGGAACTGGAAAGACGACAAGATCGGACGCGAGTTGGGCATGGACCCTGACGAAGTGTTGCGTCTGACGCAAATCTCCGGGCTGGCAGAGATGTTTTCGGATCAAGAGTTCAGTGAGGCGTGGGAACCAGGGACAATCGACAACGAAGAAGAAATCCTGAATGCGACATTCGAAGAAGGGGAAGAGTAGTCGCGTTTATTTTCACTATACCGAACTTGAAGAGTTTGCAGCCGGACTATGGAAGCGGCCCACGGGAGAAACCCGGAAGGACTTCATCCAGAAAGCCGCGAACCTTATGAAACAGCCGGACGAATTCAAGACGGCGATGGCACAAGCCCTGGACGACTGGCCGAAGAGTTGCGCGCACAATCTAACGGCGTTGGACAGCAACAGGATAGCCTGGCTTGGGCACGCGGGGTGCAGCATCGCCACTGGTTCACCGGAAGAATGCACAAGGGTTGGGTGGCACACCTTGACCCAAGAGGAGCAGGACGAGGCCAACCGCGTAGCAGGGGAAGTGCTTGCGGTTTGGGACGAGGAAAACAGGGATAAGACATGGCACTCAAAGATCCAACTGGAATTGATGTTCTGACCGCCGCGCGCGAGCGGATCAGGTGGACATTCGCGAAGTTCGAGCGGGTATATCTCAGCTTTTCTGCGGGCAAGGACAGCACAGTCATGTTGCACCTTGTCGCCGAAGAGGCACGACGCCTTGGGCGTAAGTTCGGCCTTCTCCTGGTGGATCTTGAGGGGCAGTACAAGCTCACTATCGACCACGCCTTGAACTGCGTGGAAATGTACAAGGATTGCGCCGAACCCTATTGGGTGTGCCTCCCCATCCATCTCCGGAACGCCGTCAGCGTCTATGAGCCGTTCTGGATGTGCTGGGACCCCGATGCAAAGGACGCCTGGATCAGACAACCGCCCGAGGGGGCAATCACCGATGAGGACTATTTCCCGTTCTTCCACAAGGGCATGGAGTTCGAGGAGTTCGTCCCCGAATTCGGGAAATGGTACGGACAAGGCAAACTCTGCGCCTGTTTCGTCGGCATCCGCACCGATGAAAGCCTGAACCGCTTTCGGACCATCGTCCAATCCAAGAAGGAAACCCTCGACGGCAAGCGGTGGACTTCGAAGGTCATCGACCAGACCTTCAACGTTTACCCCATTTACGACTGGCGATCCTCGGACTTGTGGGTCTACCACGCCAAGCATAAGGACCGGCCCTACAACAAGCTTTACGACCGTATGCACCAAGCCGGTGTCCCCATGGGACATATGCGCATCTGCCAGCCCTATGGCGATGACCAGAGGCGCGGGCTGTGGCTGTTCCACCTCGTGGAGCCGGAGACTTGGGCAAGGGTCGTCTCACGCGTCAACGGGGCCAATGGCGGCGCCCTGTACATGCAGGAGTGGGGCAACATCAACGGCTACCGGGGAATCACCAAGCCCGCGCATCACACCTGGCGATCGTTCGCGGAACTCCTGATCAACAGCATGCCGCCGAAGACGCGAACCCACTACCGAAACAAGGTGATCCTGTTCGAGAAATGGTGGACGGAGCGAGGCTATCCCGAAGGCATCCCCGACGAAGCCGCCTATGAGATGGAAAGCGCCCGCCGTGCGCCAAGCTGGCGCCGGGTCTGCAAGTCCCTGCTCAGAAACGACTACTGGTGCAAGGGGCTGGGGTTCACCCAGCACAAGAGCGCGGCGTACAAGAAGTATCTCGACCTGATGAAGCGCCGCAAGGAGGGATGGGGCATCTCTCAACTCGCGATGAGTTTCATGGACAAGGCAGAACAGGCGGCGACCAATGAGTAAGTGGCGCGACATCACCCCCTACCCCAAGCACCAGCCAAAGGGCGAGCCGACGGCGTGGGAACTGAAGTTCGGAGGCCTGCGGGCGATCCTCACCCACCACAACGCCTTTCCGGGCATGTGGGTGGTTGCCTGCCCGCCATTGATCGACCGGCGTCCGGTGGCGCCGATCTCCAACGACTTCGCCGAAACCAAACGGCTGGCAATCGCAGAACTCCAGGCCGCCATCGCCGTCTGCACCAAAGACCTCGACAAAGCAAAGAAGGCATGAATCGTGAGCCTCCAGGTGAGTACAAAGCCAAGCAACAGAAGGCCGCCCAGCAACCTCAGCATCAGGGCCGGGCTTCTGTTGAGGCAGAAGCGCTTCAAGATAGGTGCGTCCCAGGAGGACATTGCCGACGCCATGGGCGTCACCTTTCAGGCGTATCAAAAGTATGAGAGCGGGATCGTGAGCATCAACATC